CTCATGGATAGAATGTCTAAGTCAGGCAGACTTCCAAAGTTGCCTAAGAAAATAGTTAAAACCACTATTGTCACAGGGCTTGAAGCGTTGGGACGGGGCCACGACTTAAATAAACTAGATAGCTTTATTCAAGGAGCGGCTCAACTATTAGGAGATCAGTTTGCTACCTATGTAAATATGAGCGACTATCTCAAGCGCCGCGCTACTTCGCTGGGTATCGATGTTGAGGGCCTGATTAAATCAGAAGAAGAAATAGAAATGGAACAACAACAGGCCGCTCAACAGGCGATGGCTCAGCAAGTGGCTCCAAATATAGCCAACGCTGCAGGCAAGATGGCTAGCGACAACCCTGAAAAGCTACAGCAAATGGCTCAGATGGCTCAGCAACAGATGCAACAATAGATATGCCAGCAAAGAAAAAGAACCCCCAGTTTGGGCGAAACACACCCTTCGGTAGTAGGTCAGCACTTACAGTACCTCAACGAGGTAGCGATAAGTATGAGCCAGCAAAACAAATGACTCAGAAGCAGATGAGAGCCTACAAAGATAGAGTCCAAGGCGAACTAAAGCTAGAGGCTGGCAAGAAGATGAAAAGGAAACCTGTTCCCAAGAAGGGCGCTGGCCAGCAGCCGGGAAAACATAATACCTACTATAAATAAATCATCATGGCTAAATCTAAGCCCAACCCAGACAGCAAACAGTTTAAATCTAAAGCTGAGCGAAGGAAGGCTCTTCTGAGGATTCAGCAAGGGGGCGCTCAGAAAGTTGGCAAGGTATATGACGATGTCGAGAAGCGGATCAAGGTTGCTGAAGGCATAGCGAAGACTGCCATTGCTATCGATTCCGCTGCTGCTGTAATAAGCCCAGTAGGTGCAGCGAAGAAGGCTGTCACTAAGATAGCCACTGCGTCAGCCAAGCTAATTGCCAAGAAGGTTGCTGAGAAGAAAGCTGGCAGAGCCATTGTGAACCAAGCTAAAGTTGGTGTAAGAAGAGAGGCGCTAAAAGCGGAGGCTAAGCAGATTCAGAGGGCAGGAGCAAAAGATAGGGTGAAGAACACCTCTGGTACGACACCAGAGGTCAGAAAGAGGGTGGAGGATCAGCTGAAAAAGAACCAGAAGGCTGCGAAGCAGGCAGACATAGACGCAAAGCCGAAGCACCGCAACCCCGGCACGAGGAACAAAGCAACAGAGGTGAAAGGGCCTACTGCCTCTACTAAACCTAAGCAGAGCGGCCCAGACCCCCGTCAGTCTTCTGCTACACACTCCTCCCACAAAGCTGCGAGGAGGGAGAACCCTCGACAGACTGTAGGAAAGCACAAAAGGACTACGCAGGAATATCCGAGACTTCCAAAGGATACGACGAAGCCTCTTCAAGGCCCCGGTTTGAAACCTACTCCGTCTAAGCCGAAGTTCGGAAATAAGAAGGTGACGGTCAAAAAAGACCCAGTAACTGTAGATAAGAGGGGTGCAGACTACACCAAGGCTGAGAGGGATGCCCGTAAGGTAGCTGACATGGCCAAACGAAAGAAGTCCCACGGCCTATCAGGCAGGGAGAAACTTAAAGCTGCAGACGCAAATAAGAAGGCCCAGAAGGATGGCTTAGCATCCAAGAAAAACTTTTTGACTCAAGGTAAAAAGGGTCAGAAGCGTAGAGAAAAACTTCAAGTTAAACGTGCTGAGAAGCAAGCAAGAAAAGAAAGCCACACAAGACCACACAACTAAATTATGGAGAGAGTATCATTCAGTGACCCAGACTCAGGCCCCGATGCACCCGAAGAAAATCTGGAAGCATCCGAAGAGGCCGTTCAACAACAACAAGAAGAACCAGCCCGACCAGACTGGCTTGCTGACAAGTTCAGCAGTCCAGAAGATATGGCTAAGGCGTATTCGGCTCTTGAAAAGAAGTTCTCTTCAAGGCAAGCGGAAGAGAAAGGCCTCCTTACGGATGGTGATTTTGCCCAGTACAATGAAGAGTACGCTGCCAATGGTAGCCTAAGCGACAAGAGCTATGATACTCTGGGAGCTAAGGGGTTGTCTCGTGACCTTGTAGATAACTACATCAGGGGGCAGTCCCAACTCATGGATTCTGAGACCAGCGAGCTAATGGATGTAGCTGGCGGCGAAGAAAATTACAAACAGATGTCAGATTGGATGTCTGAAAACCTAGATCAAGAAGACATAGACTCCTACAACGAGGCTATAGAAGGCTCTGCTTCACTAGCTAAGATGGCCATCAAAGGTATGTTTGCCCAGTGGCTACAGTCAGGAGGAACAGGAGAAGGAGGAGAACCCACTCTGTTTCAAGGAGGTCGCACCGCTCAAGAAGGAGGCTACGGATCGATGTACGACATGCAGCAAGACATGAAGAACCCACTGTATAAAGCAGGGGATATGAAATTCCACGCGCACGTTGAGCGCCGTCTGGCAATGTCAGGCGATTTAACATAATAAAAAGATACATAGCATGGCTGATACTAAAAAATCTATTGAGGTGGTAGCTGAAACGGTTAAGAAACCGGGATATAAATCCACCGAATTCTACATGAGCATGGCAGCTGTAGTCATTGGAGCGGTTGCTTCTTCCGGTATACTGGAGGGAAGCGATGGGCTAACCAAGGTGGTTGGTCTAATCATGGCTGCTTTAGTGGCGCTAGGTTACACTGGCTCACGGCTGACTCTTAAGAAACTAGATAAAGCTAATGGGAGCAGTACTTCTAGCGATTCTTAAGGAAATACTTAGTTTACTTTGGAATGAGGCTGCTGAACCAGTTAAAGCAACGATTGCCCCTGCTGTTCCTCGCAAGTTGCGTGATGCTTGGAAGCAACGGATGCTTGACAAGTGGGAAAAGAGTAGTCTTCATTCCAACGAGTGACGCACTGGTTCGTATTGGGCCAGACGTCACAGGTCGAGTCTACCATTGGACAGGCTCAGAGTGGGAACTCTCCAAAAACAGAGTCACTCTGCCTGAAGGATGGTTAGCTGGGCCATTAGATTTGCCCGTAGGGGAAGCCGAATAAGCCTGTTACGACAGACAACTTGGACGCAAATCCAAAGGCGTTATGTAATAGACTGTAGTGAGTGCTACGGTCGATTGTTGTAATTAAATAAAGAAAGGCTAAATTGATATGGCTAATATATTCACAAATAGTGTAGGGCGCGTAGGCGCTCAAGGCAGTTCCGGCAGCGGCACTGGTGATACGCTTGCACTCTTCTTAAAGAAGTTTGCAGGAGAGGTTCTCACGGTATTCGATGAGAAGAACATAATGAAACCCCTTCATCAGATGCGAACCATCTCGAAGGGTAAATCAGCATCGTTCCCTGTAATCGGGACAGCAGCAGCTGGCTACTACACACCGGGTACTTCGATCTTGGAGAACACCGGGCCTTCTACTGGTGGCCTTAACAAGTTCGCTCAGACTGAGACACTCATTCACATTGATAAAGTCTTGATGGCATCGACCTTCATTGCTTCTATCGATGAGTTGGTTTCTCACTTCGATGTTCGTGCGCCTTACAATCACCAACTCGGTGAAGCTCTGGCTAACGAATTCGACAGGAATGTCCTGAAAGTCGCAGTGAAAACCGGTGGTAAGCAAGGAACCAACGCTGGCTCGGAAGATCATACTGATGATTTCGTGCCTGCTGATCCGTTCATCACAGGAGGGACTAAGCGTGGCAATGTTAGCTATAGCGCGAAGTCCACCCTGAATGCCACTCCCGCCAACACGGTGTTGACTCGTGAGAATACTTCGGAAGCTTCCGGTACTAGCACTGCAGCGGAAGGCAAGCTTCGAGCTACGCCTGACGCAGGGTTTATCCGTAGGGCTATGTTTGAGTCTGCTCGGTTGCTGGACGAGAAGGATGTGCCGAAGAGTGATCGGTACGCCATCGTTACTCCTGCTATGTACTACGAGATGGTCAACAACTCGTCTGGTACTGATGTAGTTAGTTCCTCCATGATCAACAAAGACGTTGGTGGTGAGGGTTCTCTGGCTGGCGGTACTATTGTTCGTGTTGCTGGTATCACCCTCTTGGTGAGTAACCATCTTCCTAATGTCGCTGCGGCGGGTACTAACGATAACAACTGGTTGGGTGCAACTGGTAATGATTACCGTGCTAACTACAGCAACTTGGCTGGCATTGTGTTCCAGAAAGGTGGCTTCGCTACCTTGAAGTTGATGGACTTGACGATGGAATCTGAATACCTGATTGAACGTCAAGGTAATCTGTTCGTCGCTAAGTACAGCATGGGTCATGGTTCCCTGCGCCCTGAATCAGTGGTTGTCTGGTCTGACGGTGTTCGTCCGACAAAAGACGCAAACTGGTAAGAAACAGTTCATGTGGGAACCCTCTGAAACATGGGGGTTCCCTTTTTTTTAATTTGTTATGGCTTACGGATCAAACACAAGCAAGTTGGAGGCAGTCAATCAGATGCTGTCTACCATTGGGCAGTCACGTATCAACACGCTGGCTAGTGCAGGAGAAGCTAATGATGCCCAAAAAATTTTAGAGGAGATAGACAAGGCCGTTCAGACGGAGGGGTGGCACTTCAACAGGTTCAACGAGGTTCCTCTTGTTAAAGGTACTGGAAGTATCGGCCACACGAACAACGGCACAGCTATAACCACAGGCACACCTCATTACTTGGTGAAGGATGAGAACGTGATTAACAATGGAGTCGCATTAACAGTGGCCTCCATCACAAGCAACACTGTGGCAGTACTGAGCGCTGCACCCGCAACAACCACAACGTTCTACGCTGATCGCATTGAAGTACCAACAGATGTCCTGAACATTGACCTATCGATTTATCAGTATGCTGGCATCGACCCAGTCGCTAGAGGCAAGTTCCTCTTTGATCGTAGAGAAAGTAGCTACAAGTTTTCTGATGATGTTAAAGCAGTCGTTACATATCAGCTACCGTTTGAAACTACTACAGACACAGGC